CTTTACGCCAAAGTCGGCATTTACGGGGACTACGGAGCAGGCAAGACTTTTCTGGCCTGTACGGCACCTGATCCGCTGGTGTTGCTGACAGATACCAACGCCGCCGAGCCGACGATCATGATGTTCAGACGGTTGACCGGGATAAATATTCCGATCTGGCCGGTTAGCACTGGCGGTGATTTAGACGCGGCGCAAAAATACCTGGCTTCCGGCAAACATCCGTTCAAGTCCGTGGTTATTGACAGTCTGACTGATGTGAACCAGCGCATCATGCGGGAGATTGTGGAGGAGGGGGTAAGACGTAAGCCCGGCAGGCAAGCGGATGTACTGGAGATGGGCGATTGGAACGTGGTATTGCAGCGTATGTACAAGACACTGCGGGATTTTCGGGATTTGCCGATGCACGTTATCGTAACGGCATTGGCAACCGACATCAACATGCGGTTGATGCCGTTCATCCAGCCCAAAGGGGCGGCCATGTTCTTACCGAGTTACTTCAACTTGGTAGGCTTCTTGGGAGTTAAAGCAATGGACGGCGTGGCTACCCGTGAGTGGACTATCGGCCTTAACGACGCTTATGCCACGAAGGGACCAGAGGGTGTATTCCCGATGTCGATCAAGAATCCGAACCTAACTGACATTATTACAACTTGGCAGGAGTGGTTTAAGACTCTTCCCGAAGAGGCAAAAGATCCGCATTTTTGCAGCCAATAAATATAAACTAAAAGGAGGGAAAGTGCAATGCCGATTACAGGTGAGTTTATTGTTGATTATTCAGAGGTTGACAGCTTCGAGTTTCAGCCGGTGCCCAATGGACTGTATAAGGCCACCATCGACGCTACAATGGCAGTGTCGTGCGGGGTGCGATACGGTCAGGGTGAGAAGGGGACGCCCTACGTGACCATCGAGTTCGTAGTCAACGAAGGGCCTTACCAAGGGCGCAAGATTAGGGATAACCTCATGCTTGCTGGCAAGGGCGCTGCACGTACTGGACGTGTACTCAAGGCAACTGGGTACGAGCCGGTTGCGGGAGAAAAAAGCGCGTTTAACTTCCGCGAGCTTCACAACAAGCATGTCGTAATCAAGGTCAGTTCCCGTGAGTACAACGGCCAGTTTTACAATCAGATCGACGCTATAGTTCCCGCGGACACATTGATGCAGTAAGACGGTTTAAGGGCGGCAGGAGACAACTTCTGCCGCCAAATTTAAAAACTAAAAATACAAGGAGGCACGAAAAATGGGTGAGGATGCTGTTCAGGCCACAGGTAAGTTAGTGCTTGATCTTAAAAAGGCAGAGCCGGAAATTTGGGCGCGCTTGCAGGCTGGTCAGAAACGGATACACGAAATTCGTGCTCGTGCGAGCGGTGACAAGATTAGCGATTGTAAAGACGAAGCCGATAAGGAAACAGTCCGTACGTTCCATTACTATGCACAGCGTGTCGGGGACTATCTTCGTGTAAAGTACCCCGAAATTGAGCTGCTAAATGTGTTACACATTGATACACAGAGTGGTCTGGTTTATGATATTTCTGATCGGCCAAAACAGAACCCAGAGGTTAACCCGTGCGTGCTTCTAGCAATACTGCGTGGTTAGAACTAGGAATATAGCGGCAGGACTTCAAATCCTGCCGCCAAACTTTACTCAAGGAGGAAAATGTGATGGCTAAGAAAACCGTACCGCTTAACTTTCATGATTTGAAAACGCTTACCAAATGTACTGCAATTACGTTCTGCATCCAACAAATCATGGATCATCCAGAGAATATGCGCAGTATCTTATGCGGAGGTTTGGACGCGGCTATAGACGGTACAGTAGAAGTATTTCAAAAGTTAGGCGTTCCTCGCGTTGATGCGGCTGTTTGCATAGCAGACGACCATAACAGCGCGTGGTTGGAATACGATGACAAGGATACCCCTGCTGAAATCTCCAGTGGGTTGCTGACTCTTACCCCTGCAAAAAGCACATTTTTATGATTATCGCCATCGACCCTGGTAAGACTACAGGCTGGTTTGCGTTAGCGATTTCTCCAACATCGCTGCAAGCACTACATGGGCAGGAGTCGGATATTGCTCTGTTTTTGCGCGAGCTTCACAGATTGTGGCCTGAAAAAATTATCGTTGAGTCCTTCCGTATTCGCCCGGAGAAGGCAAGGTCGTTGTCCAACGACGACCTGCCCGCTCCGCGGGTTATTGGCGCAATCGAGCAGTGGTGTGCTGAGAACAAAGTCGAGTTAATTTTCCAGGAGCCGTCAATTAAGAAAGCTATCCTGCCGTGGTTGCTGGATGGCCTCGGCTGGTATGCTCTGACCCGTGGGCAGCCACACGCTAGAGACGCATCCCGCCACATGGCCTACTACATTTGGAAAACATACCCCACTATAATTGAGTGTGTTTACCGGCAAGTTTGTAACACACTTGATTAACTCGGAGGAGACAAAGAATGCGCAAATACATAGAAAGTGCTGAAATACCTCCGTTTAATGTATGCGAGCCTTTATGCGAGAAGTGCGGCCTGCAAAATTGTGCCAGAGTTGAAGGCTTTGGCCCCGATCAGGTTGAGGTAGTTGTTGTGGGCGAAGCGCCCGGTAGCCAGGAAATAATGCGGAAACGTCCGTTTATTGGACCCGCTGGGCAATTACTTAATAAAGTGTTGGTTGAAGTAGGCTTGAAGCGCGAGGAGCTTTACATTACTAACGCCTGTCTGTGCCGCCCTTGGCCGCACCGACCACCGAAGGCAGCCGAACTGCGGGCTTGCCACTCAAGGTTAGTGGCGGAAGTATGTTCCCACAGACCAAAGCTAGTGTTGGCGTTGGGTGCCTGCGCTATGAAGTCGTTGCTACCCGGAAGTCGGTCACTGGCTGACAAGCGCGGTTCGGTATTTTGGTCGGACAAATTGCAGACGAATGTATTGCCAACTTACCACCCGGCTGCCGTGCTTCGCAGCCCTGAACTCTACCCGGATTTAGCCAGAGACATTTTGAAAGCGGCGCAGTATGCCCAAGGTACTACGCAAGTGGATGCAGGAGCACCTGACATCGCGTGGGATCTGATCACCAGCCAGGATGCTCTGGATGCCCTCCTGGGGCGTTTCCGGTTCGGGGGCAATGCCGCTTTGGACACGGAGTTTGCCAGTACCCAGGCACAGCAAAAACTACTGTGCTTGGGTATCTCCCCCGAACCCGGTTACGCCGGGGTGCTTACAGAACAACTGCTATCCGACCGGCTAACGATCAATAAGCTGAACTATTTTCTCAGAGGCGTCTGCCAGGTAGGCCAAAGCTACACAGCAGACTTGAAACCAATGTGGAAGGTCGGTATCAAGTCCGCAACTACAGGACGGGATACCCTACTAGAAGCCTATACTTTGGACGAAAGACACGGAACGCATGGCCTGAAGTACCTTGCCCAACGGTGGTTGGGAGTGAATAATTATGCAGACCCTGTATCCCCGTACAAGTCTCACATGGAGGATTGCCCCCCTGAACTAATGTACCCGTACAACGCCAGGGATGCTGCCTACACGCTGATGCTGGAACAGGAACTTGACAGGCAACTCGACGACAAGGCCCGTTCCGTCTTGAATGAAATCCTTTATCCAGCATGCGATACCCTGGCAAGAATGGAGGTTACGGGGATCACCATCGACCGTCCTTACCTGGAGCAGTTGAAAGACAAAATGGATTGGGCGGTCGAGGCGATTCAAGGCGAGATGAATGATGTGGTCGGGCACGAGTTCAACCCAAATTCGTTTCTACAGATACAATCCATTCTTTATGAGGAGCTTGGTCTGCCAATTCCAGGCAGGCCAATGACCGACAAGAAATCCCTGGAGCTTATCAGTTTAGTCCGACCACACCCGTTCCTTGATTTGCTGATCGGCTATCGGCAGAATTACAAACTGCTGTCAGCCTACGTCAACGCCATGCTGAAAGCAGCAGACTCTGACGACCGTGTACATACGACTTTTAAGATGGCGGAGGCCGTGACTGGCCGGTTAAGCAGCGCAAATCCGGCATTGCAGAACATTAGCCGCAACAAGGCAATCAGGCGCAGCTTTATAGCAACGCCCGGTTGGACAATGGTACGCGCCGATTATTCGCAGATTGAAGTTCGGATGCTGTGCTGGTTGTCCCGAGATGAAAAACTACGCGAAACACTGACGAGCGGCGAAGATTTACACAACCGTACTGCCCAGATACTATTTGGCGAGGTCAACCCCGTTTTGAGGCAAAAGGCAAAAACATTTACCTTCGCTCTACTTTATCAAATGACAACTAAAGGACTGGCTGACGCTCTGAAAGTGCCTCTTGCAGAAGCTACGCGGTTGCAGGCGCTGTTCTTTGAAGCGTACCCGCAAGTAAAAGACTGGATTGAACAGACTAAGGGGTTCGTGTTGGAAAACGGTTATGTGGAAACCCCGTTTGGCAGGCGTAGGCGCTTTGGCCTGATCACCAACGAAAATCGGAATGAAATTCTGCGGCAGGCAGTAAACGCACCATCACAGGGCGGGGCAACCGATGTGATGTTAAAAGCATTGGCAAGGTTTGACAAGCGGATTCAAAAAGGTGAAATCGGCAATACCCGGCTGCTGCTAACTGTTCACGATGAAATAATAACGGAAACCCGGGAAGATCCCCAGGAAGTGGGCAGGATTCTAAAGTCAGAGTTGGAGCAGACCGTCTTAGATGGCTGGGTGCCTTTTGATGTCGAAGTAAAAATTGGACAACATTGGTGAAAGGAGGCGTGAGTGATGAGCAACGCAAAAGGACAAGATTTTCAAACGCCGGATGTTGGCAAGATGCTTGCCTATCAGCAGGCAAAAGAGCGAGGAAATGTACCCGATACAACATTTGATCAGGTGCTCGTCAACGATGAAGATGAGACCGATCAACTACGCCGCGAAAATGAAAAAATGCGGGCAGAACTGATCGAATACCAAGAATGTGGCTATGTCGCATTGGAAATAGAAAACAAGACCCTGCGCGCCGAGAATGAGCGGCTGCGGGGGGCGCTGGAGAAGATCGCCCGCGGCAACAAGAATGAGCCTATGCCCGATCCATCGGTGATAGCCAAGCAAGCCCTGAAGGAGGGATAGGGGATGGGATGGGCATGTCCTTTTAGAACCCAACTTCATATTGACATAAAACCTCGTTGCTATAGTACAGACTGTATGTTTTGGGATAACAAGCAAGCTGATTGCAAATTGCTTCTGGCAATAAGAAAACTCTTGGAAGGAGGCGTGAATGATGGACGAACCTGAAATGTTATTTGTATTTAATCATGGTGGGGACAGTGCTATCTGCAAGTTTGAGCGGGCGTTGCGGAATGAAATCGAAGACCATATAAAATCCCTGATCAGCGCACTTAAGCGGGAGAACGGTAGGCTGGAGGGCAACGTCGAACCTGAAATGTTATTTGTATTTAGTCATGGTGGGGACAGTGTCGAAGCGTTGAAGGCAGAGGTAGCACTGTGGCGAGAAGGCACGCAGATCGAAGCGTTACAGGCTGAGTTAGAACAGGAACGCCACCAGTTTGTGATCTACAACGAGCAGCGGCTGGGAGCGTTGGCTGAGGTCGAGCGGTTGCAGGCTGAGGCGGCGGCGATGGCACAAGCGATGGCTGACTGTGAACGCATGCTCTCTCTCATAGCAAACAAATACCGACTACCGCTTATCAATAGCATGCCGCCATTGCATGAGATCAATAGTCTGATCGAAAGGCTACATAAACCTACTACCGCCGGCCAGCCCATCCTCGACCGGCTGCAGGCGCAGGGGGTCGTGATCGAGGCGGCAAAAAAGGTGATGCCAATAGCTTGTCCCGGATCGAACGGATGGAGTGCGATCTATGCCCTGGAGGATGCCCTGAATGCTTATACGGAACTGGAAAAAGGAGGCGGGGAGTAAGAATTTAACCACAAAGTTTCCATTCGAGATCGCAGCCTGCCGGTGCAAGTTTTCGGCAGGCTGCTTGCTGTTACACCATAATCAATTCGTGTCCAACCGTGTTCTGCCAGAACTTGGTACAAAGGATTGTCATAACTGGAGAGCAGTATTTTCCCCTTATGCTGGATAAGCATATCCAGCATCTCCCGGTGATGTTCAACCGACATTTCAAATTCATATCTGTGACTACCGCCAATCCGGGATTCTGGAACATAAGGCGGGTCCAGGTACAGGCAAATATCTGGATGATTATACGTCTCAAGCAGCTTTCGGAAATCCCGCTGTTCGATGATCACTGAAGCGAACCGCGCGGCCACGGGCAAAACTCTTTCGATGTTGTTATGCCACGAATCAACGCAGTTCGATTTCTTTCCGGGGAAAATTGCATATCTCCATCCACCATCTCCGCTGCCGGAGAACCGTTGTATCGCGCAAGTAAACCACATGCGCGCCTTCTCAACCGGATCTGTACAACTTTTCCAGTTGTCCCGGCAGTAGTAAAATTCCTCCCGGCTAAACGGAGTAAGTCGCAACTTTGCAATTAGCTCGTCTTGATTATCCCTGAGCACCCGGTAGAAGTTGACTACACCGCTATGGATGTCATTATAAACTTCCAGGGGCGAAGGCTCTTTTGCCAACAGCAACGATCCGCCTCCGCCGAAAACTTCCACGTAGGTTTTATGGGGCGGAAGATACCGCAAAAGGGTTTTTACCTGTTTGGATTTGCCCCCGTAATATGGAAATGGACTTGTCAACGGTCTCATAGACAAAAAGCCTCCCAGGCTTCAAATTGGGGGTATAGATGAAGAGTGATCCCCCTTAGAGGTAGGAATGTATTAGAGCCGATTTTCGTACCCCTTAAAACGCAAACTAGAGGCTAAAAAATAAAAAAAAAAAAAAAAAAAAGAGGACGCCACTTTTTTGTTGGTGGCGTCCTCAGTCCAAGGAGGGATTTATTGGTTGGGTAATTTCTGTATTGTAGATTTCAGCATAAACATTGTGGATGCGGTCGGTATTTGCTTGCCGAAGAGTATCAGGAAGATCGTTCCGAATATGCCCAGCACATAGGGATCAGGTGTGCGCCCCTGATACCACAGCAGAAGCATAAAAACCAGGATGATTGTTCCCATGCCTGCTAATACAACATCCAGGAAATCTACGTTATCCCAAAAACTTTTCATAGTCACTCTCCTTTCTCCCTCTATTGAGGGTTTTCAAATACTTCGATGTACTCACTTACCACGGCGGGAGTACCGCTATCTCCGGCGGGTCGAAAAATGGTCACTTGCTTTGTAGCTTCATCCCAGGTAACAACACATCCCAAAGCCTCGGCAATAAAGCGGTCTGGGATGAAAGTCCTACCTGTTTTGGGGTCGAGGAACGGGATCACATTTCCGTCGGTGTCGATGGGAACCTGAACGCCGTTGATCGTCGCTTGGTTGCTTCCGCCAGTCACAGTCAGATCGCCAGTGCCGACATTCAGAACAATGGTTGTCCCGCTGGCAGGCATGGCAGCTACGGTGATGATCGCGCTACCGCTGACCGTCCCGCTGATCGCTAGCACGTTCAATGTCTCTGCTGATACTCCGGTAACCAGGCCCGCGCTTACCGTAGCCGCGTCCTGATCGGCTGACTCCCAATTGCAGGTTGCCGTGATGTCCTGTGTACTGTTGTCACTCATGGCGGCAGTTGCAGTCATTTGAACCGTCTGCCCAACTTCGATGTTGGCGGTTGCCGGAGTGATGGCTATAGAGACAACGGTAGCAGTCGGCGCTGGAGGATTATCCCCGCCTAGGGCTGCGAGGTCTATCTGTAGTTGCGCCATGTCCAGGTTCCCTGGAGTTTCCCCGTTGGGGCCGACTATTTCCGCGGTGAGAACCGCCCACGCCTCATCGCAGTATGTTTCGTAAAACGCTTGCACCATCGCCTGCACAACTTTCCAGGTAATGCAATTCAGGTTCGGAGGAATATAGGATGTCAGCACGACACAATGACCACCGGCGATTTGCACCCCTTGTACGACAACCCAAGGCTGAGAAGCATTGAATTGAATAATTGCCGACTCGGGCAACTCCAGACCGATGATCACAAAGCCGAACACGGACAGAGCTTCCAGCATTTCCTCCCAACCACTCAATAACAGGTAGGCGAGGATCTTGTGAATGATTCCTTTGTCATCCACAATACCGTTGACGCGCCAGTTCTCCAGGGCGGTACGGATCACGGTTCCCTGATCGCTGTTGGGATTGTCCGGGTTGTAGCTGCCTTCCACCTCGTAGAGATTGATCGCGGTTTGGGTGCTGAAGTTGGCAGTAGCCGCCGAAGAACTGATTGGCAGAGCGATTGCTACCTCAGTGTTGCACTGCGCTGCTTCGACACAATTTCCCAGAGTATCATTGCCGAACATCTGGATCAGAGCCTCCACCAGCCAACCGGGAATAGTGGCAGGGACTATGATCCCTTTCTTTCGGTATTTTGCGTATAGGAAGTCCTTGATGCTGGCGGTAAACGGTTTCTTGCCGCCAACATGACCAGCTTTAGGCAGTATCTCCTTCATAACAGAATCCACAAGTGCCGACGTGCTGCCTTTCGCCAAACTCACAGCGTTGATCCCGGTCTGGGCGATCAGAGCTAACATGAAAGATGGATCTGCCGCGTTAGTCAGCGAAGGCACATTTGTCCACAAACCCTTACTGACGGCCTGCTGTGGAGCCTGAACGATCCAGTTACTTGAGATGTCGTCTACCAAAGACACGTAGATTGCCCACACATCAGCGGCCCAGGCATCCCACGCAGCCTCATTATCATTCCCGCCAGCTTTCCAGTAATTGCGGGAAAAGGCGTACACGTTGACTTCAGTAACGGGCAGCGTGAAATAATTTCGCAAGAATGCTACTGTTTCTTTAATCTGATTGTTAAATCCTTGATATTGTGGTTGTTTACCTCCTGTGTAGTCATCCATACCGCAGATCCAATCGCGGCCATCACCCTGGGTTCCCCAGACAGTTTCGTGGTAACCTATGGCACCAACAGTCTTGATTATTTCCTGTCCATTGGCCTGCCCGAAAAATGCTGTCGCTTCAGTAGAAACCACGACATAATCACTTGCTGACATGAAAGATGATAGATTCACGTTTCTCCCTCCTACCGTTTTACATTTAAAAGCAACAAAAGAAGGGACAGCAGCGCCGTCCCCATTAAAGCGATCACCCAGTATAAAAGTTTGTCAATCTTGTTGCCTAGTTTGTCAATCCTTCCGTCCAACCTTTGAAGCATCCCGTTCTGTTTGCCCTGCCAATCTTCTAAGTTGGTGATATTTGCCATACACGTAGCGATGTCTGCTTCGTGAATACAGGTATGTTCAGCCATAGCACCATCTCCCTACTCTTTTAATTTGATCCGAGCAGCCATTTTCGGGTCGAAATTCCACTTCCTTAATCCTACGGGCTTATAGTCTTTGTCCACACTTTCCGGCTGCAATTTGTCAATGAGTTCTTCCACAGCTTTAACTGCTTTTTCTGCACTGCCGCAAGTGAAAAGATGGACGTGGACATAATTCCATCGCGGCCAGGTATGAATATCAAAACTCGATTTATTGAGTGGCAACACCAAACACATCACAGAATCCCCCGCGTTGTCCCCGTGCATTGTCGGGGAAAATGTCTGATCCATATGCTGCTCGACTTTCATTCCAGCTTTATGAATCGTTTCGAGAGAGAGATCAAAAAGCTCCCGATAATCCGGGAGACACTTGCAGCCGTAACATTCGGCGTCGCAGATAAAACCGAGGGGCTGATCAATCATCAGGTCACCTCTATTCGTCAAATAAGGAGATCAAGGTATTGTCGTAGTCGTTCCAATCGGCTCCGATCTCCGCGCACATCAATCGTTCCATCCCCGTTGCGAACTGATGCTCACGGTAATACGGAGCATCCTTGCAATCGCCTGGCTCATCATTGTTGCCGGGTTCTCTCTTGGCTTCAAACGCTTCATCGAAAGCCATGATCTCAGGCTCCGAGATGCCGCGCTTTCTACACAACGTCATTTCAATAAGTTCATGAAAAGCAACTAGAAATTCATAGTCTGCGTTACCCACATCAGAAACAAAGATTATACCGATTCCATCTTCAGTAAATTGCCAATTGCCACAAGTAGAATACTCCTGGTACTTATGTGGTATTACCTTAATTATGTACCTTGTTTCGCCTATTTGAGATACCTGTGATTTCTTGAATCCACCCCATGAATCTGTTTCTTGGTGACATTTTCTGCAAAGCGTTACTCCGTTCATTCTCAAGAATGCTGCACTAGGGCATTCGGCAACAGAAATAATGTGGTGTGCCTCTAATCTCTCCGCCGCACCACATTCCACGCATTGCTGGCAGACCATTATATCCATCCCTCCTGTGCCACTATTGGAAATTCCTGCACTGCTTTCTGACCAATATCCCACCTGTGGATGGAATGTGGCTGAACCGTTAGCTGCTCGATAATTTTGTAGGCGCTCTGGCAGGCTTGTGGAATGTTTTGCCCGGTTGATGTGATCACTGCCATATAGCCCAGATCGCCCGCTCCCACCACTTTCTCTGCCTCGTTGTCCCACTGAGCTTCGCATAGCCATACATGACGCAGACCAACTTCATTTAATCCGTTCAGAACCGACATTTTGTTGCTGGGATCGGGATAGGGGAATGTTCCGGTTGCCAATATGATAGTGCAGTTCACCTTTGGCTGTGCTTGTATGGGAGTTGGATCTTGGGCGGCCATGCGTGCCAGCCATTCTCCCACAGGTTCATCTAAGCATTCCAGAAATGAGAAGAGTGTAGGATACCCCGGTCTGGCGGTGAACTCTAGTGGTACGATATTTTCCGGGTTTGGCCCTGTTAGGATGCAGTTCAGGTCGATGAAGCCGATGTAGCCCTTATTGGCAAACCATGGTTCGCATTTCGCAAGTGTTTCTTGAAAAATGCGCGGATTGTTTAGTATGACGCCAATCTCGCCCATTTGTCCCGTAAGGGGACCAATGTCGCCATCCATCAGCCGTTTTATTTCCTGGTTGACATAGCAAGCCTCACTGCGGAATTTAGTACCATCGTAGAAGCAGGTCACGGCCAACTCGACCGGGTTATCCCCTTTGGCTTTTTCCTGCAAAACAAAATCGACGGGTTTTCCTCCGCCGAGTTCATTCCAGTTTTTCTCCAGGTAGTTTATAAACTCTATCGCTTCTTCGGGAGTGTCAAACACCCCCGATGCTTTTCTATCTACTTGATTGTTGTGTTTTAAAGCATAAGCTCCGGGATTCTCTTCCACAAAGTTCCGTGCAGCATCGAAACTGGTAAACCGTTCCATAGGTACGGTATGAACATCGTACTGCTGAAGCATAGCTTGACCAAAAATCCGGTCGTTTTCCAACTCTGAAACTTCAGGTGCTCCACCGCCGATAACCAATTTGCCGGGATAGCTCTGGCGGACTTCCTGTGACCATGCGGAGGACTTGTAAGCCGTTTCGCCCTCCACCTTCTGGTCGCAATCGTCCCAAATTACCATATCTGCCCACTCAATCCACTCCCGCCAGTTATCCACTTTATCCACAAATCCGTCGCTACAGTCTTTAGCTTCTGTTTCGTGGATGTACATTTTGACCTGGTGGCCTTCTCCCAGCAACCGGATTGCCAGGCCGCAGCTTTCCCCCAAACAGGAAACAATCAGGATGTTCAAGCTATTCCCTCCTAATGTGCTTTGGTTCTTCCGCTTGTTCTCAGTCGGGTGTGGATGGCAGTTCGCAAGGGCTTCGTAAGTTGCAGGGTATCTAACTGCGCCTGTTCACTGGGCGATGCTAGCGGTAGAAGCCGTGCTTTCGTAACCGCGCTGAGGTATGACCATTTGCGTTGCAGGGTGTCCATCTTGGAATCCTTCAGGAATCGGGATTCGCCCTTCTTTGTAACTAACCCTTGCTGTACGGCTTGATCTGCAATTGCCTGCGCGTTGGTTGGGTCTTGCTGTATGCGTTGTCGTACCGCGTCCCTGAGTTGTATCTGTGCCATCGTCCCAGACGATTCAAGCATGGTCGGCGTTTGTTGGTAGTACGCGTTATCCACAGCTTTCTCAAAGGATGATTCACCTTGAGTGTAATCTGAAGGTATGTAAGCATACCGTCCGATGCCTGTGGCTGTTGCCACTATACCAGCAGGCGTGATTTGAGGATTTACTTGTTGACCGAGATTGCCCTGGATAGCGCCCCTGATTATGTCAGCAAGACTACTGTTAGGGAAAACATACGTACTAACTGAGGACGTGCTAAAAGGCGTTGCCTCTTTGCCAAAGTATTCCAGGCTTGCAACCGTTTGTTGCCACAAGGGATCTTTTGGATTTGCTATAGGATGGTTGCCATAGGCCACGTTAGTCGCCCACCCTACAAGTCCGCGTGTTAGCGGTGAAAGTTTTGATTGGGCAAATTTGCCCGCGCCACTAATAGGACCTTCCTCACCGATATATTCAGCCATGTAAATCATATCCCCCAAAGCGCCACGAAATGGGGAGAAGAACACTCCAGGGGCGATCTGTATGTCGGCTTCATGTCCTCTGGGATTTTGTAGAGTAGAGTGTCCTGTAAACAAGTAGTTGAATACCTGAGCTAGCATTATCCCGCCAACGGCGGATGTAACCAGGTTTTGTCTTGCCAAGCTGCCTAATGTTCCGCCTTTAACGGCATTTAAAGGCATGTCGTATACATTAGATACGGTGTAATCCGGTGCGAGAAATGCCAGTCTGAAAACGCCTCTCCAGAAAGGCGTAGTGCCCAGGGCTTCCCAATTACGGCCACCAAAAGCGGCGTTGACTTGGCGTGCTACATCTCGTTCCAGTTGTGTTGATTCGGCGTTATCCATATCAGGAGTTACATGGGAGGCGACTTTAATTGTCCAATCAGCTATTTTTGCAAAACGTATAATTTTTCCAAATAGCAGTTTATTGGACTTATTAAGCAGACCGGGACGTTCTATCTTTGAAAGCAGGCTATTATCTTGAACAAGATTAGTAACTATATCTTGGTTTTTGTAAAGCGCGTCTGTCGTGCCTGATGCTCTGACAAAATGCAATTCTTGAGCGTTCAGGAAATCATTATCGGTAAATAATTGATGAATTAGCTTTGGGTGTGTGAGAATGTCAAATCCATATTTTGACTCGTTAAGCGCAGCAAAAAGCGTATTTATGTAGTGAAAGCCTGACATGGCAAAATTGTATATCCTTACAGTATTCTGAAACTTTTGGATGTTTCGTACTAAATCCACTTTCCGCAAAGTATCGGGTTCGGTAATCGCTTTCAATCCTCTGGCGTATTCCGTAGGCAAGTATAAGTGTTTACCCTCTGAGTTTGCTATGCCCGTATCTTCCGTGCCGAAGACCGGCTTATTCGACCACAGACCCAGCCCCATGTCGGCTGTCTCATTAAGCAGTTCACGCCGGGTGCCTGCACGGGCCATACTCTCGTTATACGAATCGTATAAAGTATTGGCACGTGCCGTAATTGGCTCGACACGGGCTTTGGGATCGAGAAGCGATTCAAGTGGATTGTCGTATTCACGGGCTCTGCCGTGGGCTGTTCCGGCAGTTCTAGCACTGTCCTTTTCTCTGTAAAGAACGTTCATATAATCATCGTGGGTACTTTTAAGTATTCCCAGGAACTTACCGTATGCTCCGTGTTCGCTGTATGCCTTGTCAAGCATTTTATAGGCCGTTGTTGCCTCTGGTGTGGGATTGTCCGCAAGGTTTTTTGCCCCGGCAATAGCTTGCCTCCAGGTCATTCCTTTGGAGGCCGCGTCAGGAATTTTTTGATCCAATGCTTCTGCCGGATTATCCAGGTATTCTTGTATGAGGTTCTTGTCACCATGCAACCAGCGATATACAGTAATAGCTTCCATATCGTTTGGTGCTGCTTCGGCAGCTTGGGTGGCCGTTCTATGTCCCAGCGTTATTTGTTCGCCTTTCTTGCCTACAACATCGTATCGCCAAGATTCAGTTGATTTGCTGGCATTGTCTTTCATTTGCAGGTTGAGTGGATCGGTCAGGACGCTTTTGAAATCTTTGAACTCATTTTGTGTTCCTAGCAGCGAACTCTTGGCGTCGTTGTATTGTTTTAGAGATTCCGTCCATATGGGTTCCAAGTATGGCCTGATAAGATCGCCAAAATCACCAAGCATACTTGCCGACCAATCAGAGAAATCAAGTGTTCCATTCAAAATCTTTTCAGCGCCAATTTGGGCATACGCCTGCAATATATCCGGGTCTAATCCTGCGCCAAGTTTCGTTATACCCTGTTTTTGCTGCTGTGCCAGTTCTACAAGTTTATCTCTGCCTGCCTGCCCAATCTCGGTTGCCTTGATACGCATCGCTGATTTCATCCGGTTATCTACAGGTGTTTCGCCTGTTTTAGCCGGAGCCTGTTCAGCCGTTCCAACCTGTTTTGGGGCTAAATCGGGAAACTCTCCCTGAAGTTCCGGGTACTTATATAACACTGCCCGAGCAACATTAGGCTTTGTATCTTTATTGCGAAGTAGATCCCGCACCTTGTCAAGTTGTTCTGGTGTACGCTCTGTGGTTGGTGTTACAGCTTTTCTGAGATTATTTACAACCTCTGGGGAAGTAGTTGGCGCGGGTTCAGCAGAAACGCCTTCTGCGGCCTCACCAGAAGCCTTTGCCGCATAACCTCTAAGCACTGATGCAAATTCGTTAGGAGCGTGAAGATTAAAGAGGCTAAAGTGCTGTTCCATACCCATCGGATTTTTCGGAAAGATAACATTGTCTTTTGGCATTCTCGCAGGTCCAAATTCGGCTATGTTTCCTTGCGAATCCTTTGGCGTAAACTCTTTAATTACAATTTCGGCATCATGTGTAAAGTCTTGCAAAGTGTATTCTGGATGATCCTGTTGAATCGTTTTCAACATGGCTTTCAGATCAACGGGACGACCCCACAACGTACCAGGACGCTCGTAAGCCATCTGATTAACTTTTTCATAATATGGACGCCAAAAGTCCAGCACTTTCTGTACTGAAGTGACTGCTTGCTCCTGTGCCTCGCCAGGAGCGTTTTCTAGGGGGGTCACTGGTACTTCAGGGTACTCCTTACTTGGTACTGCTCCTTCAGAAACGCCGCCCACGTCCGCATTAGAGGGAGTTATAGGTGGTACGGCTGGTGCTTCTGGTACAGTAACTGCCTCACTCGGTGTTACTTCAGCAGAAACGCCTTCTGCGGCCTCACCAGAAGCCTTTGCCGCATAACCTCTAAGTGCTTGTACCAATGAAGTTGGTATCATGGCTAACCCGGCAAATAAAGCGGCATTCTCCGCCGCTGTTTTTGGTATGTTCCATCCTTGCGCTCCTTGTGCTAGAGCTTCACCCGTTCCATAAATTCCTCCGGCAACGGCAGACCCCGCAATCCTTTCTAGCAAGGGGTTTGCTATTCTCGCGCCTATTCCAGCAACTCTTTCTCCAACTTCCCCGATAGGTCCGAAAGCTGGTGTAAGGCTGGCCTCAAGCACACCACCAACAAGATTGCGTCCCAGACCCGGTTTCATTCCCTCAGAGGCAAGAAGCTGCTCGCCCGTAGTCTGCCGTTTGCCTTCAAGTCCTTGCAACCACGCCTGGCCTCCGCCCGCAAAAGATTTCCATGACCAGGGGTTCTCACCCTGAGCCTTGTTTACATCTTCTTGCTGTGCTGCACTCAAGAAAGCGTTGGGAACGGCATTTAAGGCATACCAAAGGGCTTTGCGTGCTGTACCTTGAGGCAACGCGGGTGCCGTTACCGATTTTCCCGTTTCTTCTGCCGCTGCCACATCTTCCACAGGTACTCCAGACTGAGCAGCAGCCATTTCCTGGGGAGAAACGCGGGCGCGACCGGACTTCTCCGCCTGCAAACCGACAGCAATGGAACGCAGTTTTTGCGCTACGGGAGTAGCTTGGTTAATGCCACTTGTAAGCATGCCAAAGCTTCCGAAGCCGGCAGAGGCTAAACTTTTCTTTTGTGCCGGAGCACCGGGTAAACTACTTCCAAAGTCAGCGAAAGTTAGCATTAGAAATCCCTCATTTAAAATACTCCTTGAAATGGTGAATCCGATGCCGTAGGTGTCGCAGGTGCTTGATTTTGTTCCTCTGCTGCCAACCGTGCGTTATTTAGATTTATCGCGTAGGTCACTATATCAGCAGGATTAACACCCTCTGCTTCAAGAGCGGCAGCATTGTTATAAATGTCGGCGGTAATATCCGCTATTGACATTCCGCTTTGGTACTCCTGAGCGACTATATTATAGGCGCTGGAGTACGCTTGATTACTCAACTGCGCTGTAGTCGGTTTAGAAGATTTGCCTGATGCCGTATTCAATGCTTGAGTAAGTCTTTCCTGAGCATCGGTAATCTCCTGCCCCTGGTATGCTGTAGTCTGATTGTACGGCATCTGCTTCCATTGGTTCTGCAATTCCAACTGGTATTGTTTCAATAGATTGGCTTGGCTCGTTGCCTGTGCCGTCTGTTGTTGCTGGGCGTACCATTGGTTTAACTGGCTAGTCAGGCTGTACTGCTGTTGATTTATCCCGGATTCCTGTGTGTTGTAGGCTTGTAAGTTAGTTGCCTCTTGTTGAATGGGTGCCGTATACGCTTGCTGGTAAAGATTTGCTTCCTCAGTGGCTCCCTGCATTTGGGTACTTGCCAGTTGTAAAGTTCCTTGGAAAACTTGGTTCTGTTGTTGGGCAAACCAACTTGCTAAAGCTGATTCTTCGTTGGTCAATGCTCCTGTTTGCATTTTCTGCTCAATGTAAGCCGCCGCGCCAGAAGTTAGAGTCCCATCCTGCGCCATTTGATTTCTAGTCTGGGCGATATTATCGTCAAGATCCTGCTTCATCTGAGCAATGGAAACTTGGACGCTCTGAGGAACGGACTGGTTCTGGTCCTGCGCGATCATAGTCTGGAGAGTTCCTAAAGCCTGGGAATATTGCGTCTGGTACGCCTGAAGCATAGCCTGACCCGCCGAACCCATTTGCTGGGCGTATGTATTCA